TTGTCTTCCTGTCCCAGCATGGATTCTCTTATCCATCGATATTCGTACCCTTCTGGTGGTTCAGGAACCTCTAGTTTTCTAACTGGCCTCCATGGTTTTCTGCGAGAATTATTATCGTGAGACTCGGATTCACGGGATTTTCTGGAATGTACGTCTAAGTTGTTATCTTCGGTCATTTTGCCTCCCTTGTTGCTATTATTTGTTTTTGTTTAGCCACAGATTTCAACCACTGTTCATCGGACATGCCGTGTGGTTTCAATCCTTGTAGAGTTTCGACTTCGGATTTCGTAAAACGTACGCCGTTCTCTTTGCCTTGTGTTTTTTGCCGGCTTCCAACAGAAGCAGAGGCGACTCTTTGCACAGCGGGCCGGTCCTCACTTTGTTCGGCATTATCGGATCTAAGATCCGGATAAACTTTATAAATTCTATTGTTTAATTCACTATAGTATTCGTCTGATTCTAAATCATACCCTTCATAAGCCAAAGTGTTATGCACATGCTCTGCCCAAGCAGTAGCTTCTGTATTTTGTGCAAACCAAGGGTTATTGTTTTTCCATTCTAAGGCTTTGTCAGAGGGCTCAGGCATTTGTTGTTGAAACTCTTGAGTATTTTGTTGCATGACAGGTTGCTGAACTTGCTGCGTGTTTGCAGCCTGGTCTTGTCTCTGTTTTGCTATTCTGACTTTCTCCTTTTGTAAGGCGAGCTCGCTTTTTAGAGTATCAGCCTTAGACATTAACTCAGCATCACCAGAAGCATGAGCCTTTTTGTATAGCTCATTAGCCTCACGCTCTTTTATCTCTACTGTCTCTTGCTCTTTAGCTAAAAGGTTTTGTTGTGCCGCAGTAGCTTGCTGATAATAAGCATGTACTTCTTGCTCCCTTTGTCGCAAAGCAGCTTCTAATAGTGCAGCTCTTTCTTCTGTTTCACGATTTCTCGCGTTTAACTTGTTAATACGCTTTGAGACACTTTTTGTATAGTTCTCTAGTTCGTCGTCACTAGAAGCCGGTTGCTCATCAACCTGGCTTACATTGTCAGTAACCTCTACCTCTATATCGCCAACCTCTGGTTGCGTTACATTTACGTCATTTTCTACTGTCATAAACTTATTATATCGTCTGGATTGAGTATGGTGGCTATCACTTCATCGTCGTTGATGATGCGTACTTCTGCGCCGTCCTCCAATTTAAACCTAGAGCCAGAGTAGCGCCCTATCAAAACCCATTGCCTTTCTTCACACCAAGGCTCGTCTCCAAATCTACTCTTGTCTTTATAGCATTGTGGTCCTTGTTTTACCACATAAGCCACGACTGTAGCTAGTGCCTCACGATTAACTGTTTCAGTAGCAAGTATGATCCCACCTTTTGTCGTAGCTTTGCCGGCATAAGGTAAAACTAACATGCGCCAACCTGTAGGTTGCGGCATACGTTCTACTAAAGTTGCATCCAATTTTTCTGGATCTAAGACTCTATCCTCCGGCTCAACATAAGCGTCTGCTACCTTTTCTATACCCTTACTTTGTTGTATTGCTTCTGCCATTATAATTTTTTTCCTATGTCACTTATTTCGTCTTCCAAATAGTATATTAAACTTAGCTCTCCTTGCAAATATTTATAATGTTCCATATCTTTTAAACTACCGGACATAAGTGTCTCGGAAATCTGCTCTCGCTTCTCTGCGAGACGTTTCTTTATAAAATCTAAAACGTCTAAGTCGTCCATATCAAGACTTTTTAGGTCTTCCTTTTCTTTTTATCGTTGGTTTTTTTTGTGTGGTTTTTTTTGCAGTTGTTTTTTTCTTGGCTGGTTTTTTCTCTTGCACCGGTTTTTCCTCAACCGGATCCTCAACTGGTAATCCAGCCTCTATACGAGCCATTTTTTTTGCCAGTCTGTCTCTACCTTCTTGTGCCTTTTTTTCTGCTTCGTCTCTAGCAGCCTTGAGATCTATAGCCTCTTGTTCTCTTAATAATTTTTTTTGTTTTCTTAGCTCTTTAATAGCTTCGATTTTGTAAGAAGTTGTCATAATATCCCCTTGATTTTGTTCTCCAGTTCTAATAACTTTAGATCAGTATTTGTTTTTAACCTGTCTATAGCTACTTCTAGTTTATCATCCGCTATTTGTTTTTGCACATTCATACGCTCTAGCTGTAATTCTGCATCCATAGCTTTTTCTTGTGCTCTTTGATTTTGTTTGCTGTCAAACTGTTGTGCTTCTAAATTTAATTCTTTATCTCTAAGATCTAATTCTTTTTGCCTTATATCTACTAAAGGATCTCCGGCACCGCTCATGCCTATAGATTGTAAAAACTCGTTAGCTAGTTGAGCCATGATACTAGAGCTATATTGTTCGTTTATCATCTGTATTTGTTGCCCAATCATTTGTGCCTCTTCTGGTGTTACCTGTTGCATTTGAGCCTGTATTTCGGCAATCCTTTGTTTCATTTCATCTGGCATTTGTTCTTGTGCTATTTGTGATGCTAAGAATTGTAAATGCTGCATGCAGTGACTAATTATCAAAGCTTGCACTTGTGGGCTGTCTTTTACTAAGTCAGTGAAAAACAAACTTCTATGTGTGTCTATGTGAGCTTGATGGTTTTGTTCTGGAAAAGCCTGGGCTGGTTGGCCCATTAATAAATTAGCGTTTTCTAAACCAGCGTCCACTGGTTTCGGTGTCATGTCTGGTGGCGGCATTAGTAAAGACTCGACATTATCAACACCTAGCGCTGCATACATTCTGCGATAAGCTTCATATATACCCATAGGGCCGTGTACTTGTGGGTTAGATTGAACCATTTGTAAAAGCTCTTGAGCTAAAGTAACGCGTTGACTTTGTGAGAATATGTTTGGATCTGAAACAGGAATAATATCAACCCTATCGTCGAAATCTTGTTGTTTAACTTGGCTAGGTCCGGATCCTACCTGGTAGTTATAGACAGGCGGCAAAGACTCACTAAATACTTTGGCCAACAAACCAAACTCTAGCTTTTGCGAATAATGTAGTCTTTTGTGTATAGCGCTCATTACTTTCGTGCCTCTTTCTAACAAAGCAACTGTAGTGCCTACCGGCATAGCTTGGTTAGCGTCTCCTATATTCATATCAGCTATCGCTGCAAAACGCTTACCAGAATCAATTAAGATCCCTAATAACTGCATCAATACATTGCTTGGTTCTTTGACAGGCAAAGGTATTAAGTTTTCTTTTAAAGATCCGCCTGTTGTGTCTATGTCTCTAAACTCTCCTGGCTGCAATGGTTCATCTTCGTCTCTGATTCGCATGCCTCTAGCTTTAAAACCAGCTGGTAAATTAGCTAAAGTTCCAGCATCTATTAATTGTCTTAGTATAGAGGTCGAGGCTTTTGATAATCCCCCAATCATGTGTGACAAACCTAATCCATAGAAACCAAGTCCAGGCATAAATTTATATTGAACAAAATAATTTATCTTGTTTTTTAGTAGATCGTTTTCTAAATAATTCCTTCTTATGCTTAAAACTTTTTCGGAGGATTCCTCTATGGTCACTATGTAGGGTAGTTTTAGGCCCGTGGTATTACCTTTGTCGTCTCTATCCTCGTAACCCTCTATGTCTAAAACTGTGTGTACTTCGTAGACTGTTCTGTTTCTATTTTCTTTATAAGAGGGTGAAATGCCCTGTATTTCATCTATAGCTTCTTCTACATCCGACATATTATCTGAGTAGCCGTCGCCACCTATGTCTACGTTTGCATAAAAACCAGTCAGTTGTTGTTTTTTGATTTCATTAGAGGACATGTTAATTACATGCGTAATCCTCTCGGCAGAGCTAATGTCTGCTGCTTCATAGGGAACTATTAGATCCTCTGGCGGTATAAATTTTGAAATAGCCCTGTTCAGCACAAAATCAAAATAAACTTTTTTAAAGGCAGAACCGGCCAAAGGTAAATAAAATAACATTTGGTCTAACTCAGGATCATACTCTTCCATTACATTCATAATGTAATAGTTCATAAACTCTTGTACTCTTTCAGCTTGGTTTTCAGTCTCTACTGTTCTAGCGCCTACAATTTCTGTTTTCACAGGACCTTTAGCTGGCAACATTTCTTTATAAGCCTGGGCTTGGAATTGGGTTACGCTTTCTGCCAAAATAGGGTGAATTACGCCACTAGAGCCCTCAAATGGTTGGGATCTACCTTCGTCAAATTTCATACCAAGATATTTCAATCCGTCTGTGTATGTTTTTTCCCACTCGCTCCTAGATTGTTTATCGCTTTTAATAGAGCTTAGGATGTCATTTGATATGTTTTGTAAAATATCCTCTGGTAATACCTCTGCTAAATTGATGTTAAATCCAACTACAGGTTCTTCTGGTATTATTTCTTCATCTATAAGTATATCTTGGCCAGAGACTAATATTTCTGCTGCTTCTCTAATTTGATCTTCGCGCGTTGTATCTGGCTGAATTTCCACAGCCGATCCCATGGTTTTTATATCCGGGTTGTCTTGTGTTCCTAGTTTTTCTATTGCCATATTATTTTAGTGTATCACTCTCCTAATAATAAACTGTTCTATTTTTTTTCATAAGACTTATTTCTTGCTCGTAGTCTTCTTTCAAAGATATAAAACCCCCCTGTCTAAAACGCATCAAAGCCATTGTAGCACTATCGCAATAGTCGTCATAATCGCCGTACGGAAAGGATGCCATTTCCTCAATCACCTCATCCGCAAAGTCGTGTTCTGGTGCCCAAACCATACCAGACTCAAATATTGGTGCAACGCTATTCATCCTGGCGACCTTATCTTGACCGCGACTAGGTGCATAAGCCGTGACCGGTATACCCATGCGCCGCAACTCATGTGTTAGAGGTGTACCAGAAGCCTTAGCCTCAATCAGCACACAATCTGGATCCCAATATCTATACTCTTCCATGGCTAACTTTTTGAGCTCTGGAAAGTCACAACGCACTCTTTTAGCATCTAGCAGTATTATTTCGTCCGCGTTTTCATCGCCGCGATTGAATATGGCCCAAGTTGTTATAGCCGAGTAATCAGCAGTCTCTTTTTTGGAGAAAGCTGTATCGTAGCTCTGTATGACGTAAGAGTAAGCTGGTATATCTTCGTCTTCCCATCTATTCCACCACTCTCTTTTTACTATAGATCCTTCCTCAGCTGTAGGATTTTGCATCCACTGACTATTCCATTTTGCTATTGGCAAAGAGGCTTTTACGCTTAACAACTCGTCTTTTTTCCAAAACTCAGGCCACAGAGGTTCCTCTGATTCTGGCATGATTGCCGGAAACTCTACTACCTCCCATTGATCCGCAAACTCGTCTGATTGTTTTTTCAACACATTACCTACCAGATCCTTAGTGCTCCATCTTGTCATTACTATCACAATTATCCCGCCAGGCTGTAGACGTTGCCTTGGTCCGGACGTGTACCATTCGTAAGCTGATTCCATGGCCTTGGGAGACAAAGCATCTTGTTCTGAATGTGGATCGTCTATAATCAACAGATCCGCACCACGACCTGTTATAGCTCCACCAACACCAGCGTAGAAACTTTCTCCGTCTTTGTTAGTTGTCCATCTACCAGCTGATTTGTTATCTGCTTGTAGTTGTAGATCCGGAAAAATATGTTGGTATTCTTCGCTGTCTATTATGTTCCTAACTCGTCTACCGAATCTAACAGCTAATTCTGCCGTGTGTGTTGTTTGTATAATTTTAAGGTTGCCTCTTTTACCCATCATCCAGGCCGGAAAAAAAGTTGATGCAAACTCAGATTTGGAGTGTCTAGGGGGCAAACATACTATGAGTCTTTTAAGTTTACCCTCCGCTATCTTGTTAAATTTTTCCGCTATTATTTTATGATGTCGGCCTTCTATAAAATCAGGCCACATGTGATTAACAAAAGATATGAAATCACTCTGGCAAGAATCTTGCTTTTCTAATTGATCGTATCTATTAATTAGAGCTAATGCTTCTGCCTTGTCTTGCTCGGACAATATATCAAAGTCTTTATAGGAAACGTCGCTCATAGTCGAGTTAGGTGGTCAGGTAGTGACGTATAAACCACCCAACTCTAAGCGCAAAGCGCCTATGGGTAGTATTACATAACGTTAAACTTCGTGCCATGCTTCATTTTTGAAAAGCAAACTTTCGGCTTCTCTACGCCTTATCAATCCTTGTAGCGTTTTACCCCCAGCCTTATTCCATCTTTTCATTTCACTAGGTACTTTATCGTATTCTCCATTATTTAAAACTTTAAGCATAGTAGAGGAACGAAGGTTAGATCCTCCAAGATTAAAGGTCCAAGCCACTAGAGCGTCAAATTGATTTTGCGAAAGAGGCACCTCGACACATTTATTAACCTCTTCTTCAAAATCTGCCACGTCTTCTAATAGCAATGCCTCTGCTCTTTCTTGTGTTATTTCCATGCCCATTTCAACGCCACGAGTGCTTCCAAATCCGATTGTAGGAACTCCGGCACTACACAGGTAGCTCTCCAGCTTGCATCCCTCGAAACGCTTAATGAGCGCAATGCCTTCTTTTGATATTTCCATATTATTCTCCCCATTTTTTTGTTTTAGTCCCGCCGTGGTAATCGACTGCAAGATTTTCTTTTTTAAGTAGATCAGCGACATTGCCTTTTTCACAAAAGACATCCGCTAATACTCTCCCATATTTATCTGTTCCATAAGATCTTATTGTAATATCGCCAACAAGCCATTCTTTAAGTTTTTGTTTTGCTAATAAACCAAGCTCTTTTTCTTTAGCCCTTTCTGGATATCTCTTAATGTTGATCCTAGATTCCGGGGTATCAATAGAATTTATACGAACGGCTTTATTGTGTAGTTGCACCGAAAATCCGAGGTCTATAGTTTCTAATCTTATAGTGTCTCCATCTGTTACAGATTTTAGTTTACACTTATAAACGAAGGCGTATGGCTGTTTACTCATTTTCTTGTCCCTGATTTGTGGTCACAGTTCTGTAATAAACAACTACTTCTTTAAGTTCTTTGATGTATCTTTTTAGCTCTTGCATGTTGTAAGCCATCAACTCGTAATCTGGTACTGACATCGCAAAAAATACTACAGATCCCTCTTCCTTTTCAACTCTTTGTAAAAACTCGTCTAAGTTTTTGTCTGACACTACATACCAATATGGATCTTTAAGATCTACGGCCCTAGGCAATATAGGTTGTACGATATTTCGCTCTATCGGTTTGGTTACTATTTCTACCTTTTTACTTGGTATCAGGCTGCAACTGCAAGCCATCGTCAAGACTGTCAATACCAGCAGTGTCTTTTTCAATGCTATCAAATACATCTTTAGTTCCTTTGTTTGCCCTGGTTTCAATCAAGCCAGGTTTTGCTTTAGCTAATTTGGTTAGATTATGACGCTTGAATATGTCTAGGTATCTGCCCATTTCAGCTTCGATTTGTTGATTTTTAGATTGTAAGTTTAGTAATGATGATGTTTGTAAAGCAAAATCATTTTGTAAACTTTCTATGGCCGCCTTTTGTTCTGCGTCCCGGAGCTCAAAAGCATCATTTAACGCAGATAGTCTTGAGTTTTGCCAGTACAAGACTGAGCATATAAAAACTAAAACTCCGATTACACCTAATAAAATCTTACTCATATTTATACTGTCCAAATTTTTAAAGGTTCACTTTTACCTTTTACGCTTATTGGTTTTAGTGATTTTAGTACAAGTTTACAAAATTTTGCAGTATTGTGTCCAATTAATATATCAACGCCTACTTCCTTAGTAGCGCTTTCTAAACGTGCTGCCGTATTAACTGGATCACCTATTGCTGAGTAATCAAAGCGCGTCTCCGAACCCATATTTCCTATAACAGCAGATCCAGATTGCACTCCAACGCCGACTGCTACCGGAGTAGATAGAGTTTCATTTAACTCAGCTATACCCTCCTGTATATCTATCGCAGCTTGTACCGCTTTGGTTTCGTGATCTTCAAGATCTAAAGGAGCTCCAAAAATAAACATACCGGCATCCCCTATAAATTTATCCGTCATACCTCCCAATTTTTGCACAGCCTTGACTTGCACAGATAAAGTTTTATTCATTATTTCTGTAACCTCTTCTGGCTCAAGTCTCTCACTGAGAGAAGTAAATCCTCTTAAATCTGTGAAGAGGTAGGTACAGTATTTTTTCTCACCGCCTAGCTTTAGCTTTTCTGGTGACTTTTGCAAAATAGCAATCTGACGTTTATCCAAGTAATGCTCAAATTGTTTTTTTATTAGTTGTCTCAGCTTGTATTGCTCTCTAAATTTCAAGTAATACGAAGTGCTGCCGATTACAAATTGGCTTATTAAGGACCAGGTAACATCCAATAATAAACCATCTTGTATTGTGTAGTAACCAAATGTAGCCACAGAGCCAGCAGATATGCCGAAGTATATTAACCCTACAGTCATGCTTAGTTTTTGCGTTAGGAACCACGAGAGAAACGCTAAGAGCACAAATATTCCTAACTCAGCTTCTAGGTGCCACTCAGGGATCCTGGGCGAGTCCTGGATCAAAATTGACTCTGCTACAGCTGTTTGAAGATAGTGTGGGTACATCAAGCCTTTGCTTGTTGGCACTTGAGGCATAATCCCGCCACCAGAGGTTCCTATTATGGTTATTTTGTCTTTGGCCCCGGATAAATCATCTAAGGTGATGACAGGAGTATCAACATAAGAGATCCATTTTCTGTGTGCTGAATCTACTGATATAGGTGGCAGTGATGGCACTCTTATCTCACCATCACTCATATTTATAATATAAGTGTCCTGGCCTGTAATTTGCTTCAATATTTCTAAGCCCATGCTTGGGGCGAATCCTGTTTCTGTACGCAATAACAAAGGATATTGTCTTACCAGGCCATCAACATCTGTAGGAGCGGATGCCACCCCCTGAGAGGCATTTGCTTTGAGTATATCGATGTTTTCTACTACACCCCTAGCCTCATATCCTCCTCCTGTATCTTGTCCTAGAATGACTGTACCGACTGTAGGAGGGTAGTTGCCTGTATCTGATTCAAACATAGCCAGGACAGAGGGCCCATAACTCAAGGCTTCTGCAAAGGCTTCGTCTCCTCCAAGTCGGTCTGGTTGTGGAAATGTCAGTGCCCAGGCTTGTGAAAGGCTACCGGCATTAAGTAGATCTACCTGGATTTCCGCTAATCTTCTCCTTGGTAATGGCCAGCCACCTTCTTTTTCTATATCAGCTTCGGTTATGTCCAGGATAACAAAATTACCTGTAGGCTCTTGTTCTTTTACAAAAGCATCAAACGTCTTGAGCTTTAGGATCTCCAAAGGTGTGAGCTGCATCAATAAGGGCAAAGACAAGCCTATTATCAGTGCCGGAAATATAAGTTTTTTAATCAATTACCCTGTCTAATAGTTATTACATTGGAGGATCCGCCGTTTACTTTAACAACGTGCTCTATCCCGTTCTGAAACAATATAAGAGTGTATGCGCTAGATCCATCTAAGTCTAGGCGGTAAGTGTCGCCTACAGATCTACGAATACTTATCTGTTGGCCTGTAATTATAGTTGTAATCTGCGTGTCTTTATCCTGGCCTATATTGGTTCCAGCTATAGTTATACCGGTGGCTATTTGATTTAGCTGGTCCTCTTCTTCGTCTATAGCAAGCGCATCTATGACATTCAGTAGATCCTCTAAGAAGTTCACATCTAAATAATTAATATCTAACTCGGTAAACTCTAAATCGGCTTCGTTATCAAGGAAGTCTTCTGCTAAAAAATCTATATCAAGATCTGAAAAGTCCAGATAATCAGCTGTGCCTTGTTGTTGTGTTTCTTCTACAAGATCCTCACGTTCTTGCGGAGGATTCACAATAAGCATGTTATCTATAAGTTCTAGTGATATATCTAATGTGACCGGTTTGGATGGCGCTTGGTTATAGGTCATAGCTGTGGTTGCTTGATAAGCCTGGTTAAGTATGACCTGTCCCATGGCTGTTTCTACTACAATCTCACCTACTTTGCCGTCAGCACCAGGCAATAGAATCACCAACGAGGAGCCCGTTTCCGGGGTGGTAGTGATTGTAAAATCTGTTCCACGCACATAAACGTCCGCAGATGGAGTTTGTATGCGTATTTTCTTTTTATTATTGAATTTACCTGTAACAAAACGAGCTGTACCAGATGCAAAGCGTAAGGCCATTTCGCTCTTGGCTGGGTTTGGATCGTAGATGTAACTGTTGATAACTAACTTACTGTGATCCATCACTCGGACGACTGTTTCATCCTCAAAGGTTATGGCAACAGCTCCAGATTGAGTTTTGACGTTATCTAGTTGTTGTATAGGAAAAGCCAACTCAGCCCCGTAAGGCTGGTCTCTAACTACTTGAGCGTTACCTCTAAGCTCGCTTATGGAGCCAATATCAACAGCCGGTGCTTGTGCCCTGATCGTTTTGGACCACGCAAACAGTTGAAGTGCTAGTACCAGAACTAAGAATCTTGAGCCAGTCATTGTCTAAAGTTGATGATTGTGTAATGTTAAATGTTCTATTAGATCCATCGTGATCTAAGTAAAAATAATTGCCAGCATATCCCGAAGCTGCATGTGTCAAAGCGTTATCATTACCATCTATATTGACATAATTAGTAGCTGAATCTGCATTGATACCAGAAGTTATAGTGTTGCTGTTTCCGTTTATAATCCAATCCAAATCTAGCGTACTAGCCAAAGCTGTTGTGGCGTGGTTTAAAGTGAACGTATTGCTGTTACCGGTAACATCAACATTTACGTTTGACGAATCTGCTCCATAAGTGTTAGTTTTGTCGGTATTCATGTTAAACGTGTTTGAATTACCATCAAACTCAAAAAAACCAATATAAGAATCAGAGACAATATCGCCTAAGAATTTGTTAGAGTCGCCGATCTGATTTATGTCTAGCGTCCCTCCGGTGCCGCTAAATTTTAGCGCCGTCATTGAGCCGGCTGCCGCGTCAGAGCCACCGATTATGTTGCCAGATCCTAGTTGTTCCAAGTCTATGTTGGTGTTAGAAGCACCGGAAGATTGATCCAGGAAGATCTCATTATCGGCTGCCATTAGCGGTCCAGATAGCAAGATTAATAATAAGAGTTTTTTCATTGTTTGTACCTCCAATACTCTTTTTCTATACCTTGTTCTATTATGCTTTTTACAGCTGTCTCCAAACACAGCTGGAGAGCAACAGACATAGGTTCATTTTTTACAGCACCACCTTCCAATTCAACTAATTCAGTATTATCGCTAATAAATCTAAAGACATCGTTGTTTAACGATGCCGACAAAACTTTTTTTGTTGTCATGGTTTCAATAAGCACTCGGCCTGTACTTACAGAAACTAAACGTAAACTAACTGTAATAATATCTTCTCGATAAGATTTATCACCTCCCAGGCCCAAAAATCTAGCTCCCTGGCCCCCACTGGAAATATTCGCCTGGTACGAGAGGACTCCACCGCTAATCACTTGGTCTGCGAACATAAGCGGCATGAGCTTTTGATCTTCGTCAAACGTATCACGAGTAGAGCGTATAAGCTGCCTTTCTTTAGATACCGCTTCCAAGGCAACGCGCTCTACAGTTTCAAAGAAGCCAGAGTGTTTTAGCACGCGTATTAGGTAAGCATGCGGGGCCTGAGTTATAGCTGTGCTAAAGGTAGCATAGGTAGAGTTACTACGACGTTGCCCGGTTTCATCTTTGAAAGCGTTAGGGTAAACCGCTATAACTGGTTTTCTTACGGGTTTTGGTATGTCTGCTAAATCAGTATATAAAACCACCAACTCTGGTTGTTCATACTTTTTTATCGGGGCAATGTTGTTTTCTATGGGATCAATCATTAGAGTACAACCGCTAAAAAGTAAAGCCGTTGAGAGGCACAACGACCTCCGTAACATTTCCCTCGGCATCTGTAATCGTAACTCTGACTGTTTCATCTGTTATCTCATATTCTATGGTATTTCCATCTAGCTCCATAGAACCAAGTTTATTAGGGGTTTCTCCAAACAAAGAAGACTCTATTTGCCGCGCCAAATTTGCATAGATTCTTGATGTTAGGTTACGCATAAAGCGAGCCTCAACTGTATTTGTTTTGTCCCGCTCTAGTTTTTCAGTTAGGGCCGCTATCTCGTCCTTAATAGCCTGGGCCCGATTTGTCTCTTGATTCTCAATGGTTAAATAATGTGAAGACGTGCCCACGCCGCTGAACGAAGGGCTTTTAAATTTGTGCACCATTTCATCGGCTAGTAAAAACGGCGTTACAAATAAAAATGCGCTAAGAGCTATTGTCCTTTTCATTTTTTTGCTTCTCCTGGTCTTTCAACCGAACAACTGTCTCTACCTTCTCCTTTAATCGTATCATATCTTGGTCAAGTTTTCTCAACTCGTCGGTGAGTCTGATAATTGTAGTTTTCATTTCTTGCACAGCTGGATCAATAGTTTTAGTGATTGTTTGCCAAACAAAGAAGACAAAATAGCCCAATCCTATGACCATGACTGTGGGAAAGCCAAACTTCTGAATTAGATCCACTACGTCCATCAATCTCGCCTTGCATCAATCTTGCCATCTTCTACAAAGTTGGAAGATCTGGCTATGCGCTCAAGATCTGGAGGTATGTTGAGGGCGCTACTTACTATCACATCAATGCGTATCATATCGTTGTTCATAATCGACGCTCTAGTAATAAGCATGGTTGTTATGCCCTGGACAGTTTTAATCTCTGCAACTAAACCATCCATAAGTTGCTTCATAATTATAAATATGAAGTAAGCCATAATGACTCCGCTGGCTATTGGCAATCCTAGATCTCCTAAGATGCCTATGGCCTGTTCCATTAGTCTTCGCCTTTAAATTTTTTGCTTTGCCCGGATGTTCCGGCGTAGATTCCGAAAACAGCTGCCATTGCACCTACGACTATAGATACTAAACCAGCTTGCTCTAGGTTGGGTTCTGGTATTTCCATAAACCAAGTTACAACTTTGTAGAGTAACACTATATAGACTGATACGAATACTCTTGGAAATATTCTCCAGGCATCTACTGTTCTGGCTAAGTGAATCCATTTTTGAAAAGGATTATCGCCTTGGTTCTGTGGGGTTACGTCAATGTCCAGTTCCAGTTTCTTTTTGATTACTGGATCTTTATTTTCCTGGACAACTTCTTCGTTCATACAAACTCTGCTAAAACTATAGCTCCTACTATGAAAGGATATACTGCCCAAAGCATAGTCTCAAGTCTGTCGAAGCGTTTGGATCCGTCTTCTAATCTTCTCTCTATGTTCTCGTAACGAATGGTGCACTCGCGCTCATGCGCTTCGATCTTTGCCATCGCTTGGGTAACATTGGACATTACTCTTGTTCTTTCTTAACTCTTATTTCTTCGTAGGCCTCGTTTACGTCCGGGGTTGATTTGTCGTCAGCCACAAACTTTCCGTCCTCGTCTCTAGCTCTAACTCTTTTTCTTTCTGTGCCAGTCCAGAAGTCAACTACCTTTTTCCAAAAACTCATTCTTCTGCCTCTTCTTCTGTGTCTTCCAAGTTTGAAAGTCGCTCTGTTATAGCCTTCCTACTTATCGCAACTGTTTCTAGTTCACTGCCATTCCAAGCTCCGCGTTTTGTTGCGACATCTATAATTTGTAACATATTTGCTAAAAATTGCCTTTCTTCCATCTGTCACTACCTCCTTAATTTTACTCTATTGATTCTGTATCTGGATTCCAAGTTTTACCTACTTTTACACTTGCTGCCCAAGTATCTATATCTGATTGCAAAGCTGCTTGTGCTTGCTTCAAGATTGTTTCTGGTTTTTTTGTACCAGTAGTAATCGACGTGCTACAAGCATAGGCTTGTTTTTCTTCGTTTGTAACAATAAATGTTACATACGTTTTTGACGCATCATCTGGATCAGTTTCATAAATATTTATTTTATAATCTAAAGACATATATTTCTCCTGTTAATTAATTATACTCCTTTGAAATCAAAACAAGCTATTGCAAAAGGCGAACCAGCCCCTATTTTATTTTGTAATCTAACTGCACCTGCTTCTGTATAAATATTAATTTTATTATCAGTGTTTGCAGCATTAGAAAATTGAGATTCTGGATCAGCTACTACTGTAACTGTAGAGTCTTGTGTGGTAAAAAACAAACCAGCTGGAAATGAATTGCCTCCAACTCCTTTCACTGCCTGTACTTGTAACATCATGCCTACATTGGGACTTATAATTGCTATTGATGCTTCATCCGCTACTGTTACAGAACCATTAGTAAATTCTAATACTTGAATACCAGAAGTTGTACCACCTTTAAGTGAGGTCTTGCCATCATCATCAATTTCTAATTTTGAAGTTGGAGTAGCACTTCCGTCTGGTGAGGTGCTAAATATCAAAGTACCTGGCATATCACTTGAGTCCCCAGGCGTACCAGAAACTTTGGATTCTATAGCTGCTGTTTGATGGAAACCGCTACCGTGATACCCCCTAAACAATACAGAACCTGTAAAGTCTCCGTTATTTACGTCTGCTTCTGAGCCTAAACTACCTCTAGCTTTATTAAATACTAAAGTAGGTGCTGCTGTAGCAGATTGGCTTCTTTGTATAGTTGCACTATTATTTTGTACGTTAAGTGAAGTTACGTTATCAACATCCCTAGCATCAAAAGTTGTGTTTGCTAAAGCAGTTGAATCGTGAATTACCATACCTGTAGGGAAAATAGCCCTACCAGCATCGGACATATCAAATTGCACTGCATTGATAACAGAACTATTATCATTACCTTGAATAACTATATCAGCATCAGAAATTACACTTTGAATGATAAAAGAATTACTATCTTCTTTAAACTGCCCATAATGTAAACTACCATCAAATAATCTTACTTCACCATTATCATCAGCACTTAAATCAATTCTGCCAGCAGCGTCCATTGTTATATCACCACTAGATAAAGCTATGGTAGTTCCATCAATATTAAAATTATCAATATCTATACCTGCATCAGCAGTAATTTTTCCATTAAAAGTAGCTGCACCCGCTTCTGACATATCAAATGCTAAAGCAACAATATTAGAGGAACCGTCTGTACCATGAATTTCAAAATCAGCATCTGAAACTTTTGATCTCAAGGTAAAGTTGTTAGAACCCATATCAATTTGACCTATTTCAGTTCCAGCATGTGAAAACTTAACTTGGTCACCATCTGCATCAAGAACAATATCTCCAGCTACATCTAAGGTTAAATCACCAGAGGATAAATCTATTTCTGTACCATCAATCGTAATATTATCTATTACAACACCAGCGTTTGCAGTAAGCACTCCAGTAACACCAAGAGTACCACCAATAGTTGCATCATCTGTAACTGTTAAATCGTCTTCAACTTTTAAATCTACTGTGTTTAAACTAGCAAAAGCATCTACTACTGCTGCTCCACTACCAGCACCATCTAGGTAGACTGCTTTAGTATCTCCTGGAGGTATAGTTATGTTAGCTCCGCTACCTTGTGAAATTATTATGTTTTGAGAACCACTTGTGCCATTTTCAATAAATTGCATCCTTTTCATAGTGTTAGGTGCAATTGTTATAGTACAAGCAGAGTCTAACGTACCTGTATATTTTAGATACATAGCTCTACCAGCATCAGAACTACCATCTGCTATTGTAGTGGTATGAGTATCTGCATTAGTAGTAATAGCTTCAGTACCAAACCCTA